GAACATACCAAAATTTCTGCAGTCCTCGGCCATTGTAAGCTGATCAAACGCGAACGGTAATCGCGAAGCAACCACGGAATCGTCGCCCATGAACGTCTTCGCGACGTGAGTATGGAAATCTCGATCTGTGAGTGGAAGTTCTGAAAGGCGTTTCGCGTTATAGTCTGCAGCTCGAAGTCTAAAACATACGAGATGTAGTGCCCAGCTAGAAAATGAGGCAAATAAAGCTGTAGGACCGGTACCTGATCCTTGGCCTTTACTAGTGAAGTATACTGAATCGGCAAGGACGTGAATGACCCTGAATAAGGAGGTCGCAAGGTTTCTTCGTACATTGCCTTCACGGCCTGGAAGAGGAGCGATAGCATCGATGAATTCAATGAACAAGTCCAAAAATTGAGGCGGGATTGTAAACTCTTGGCCCGCGATATCGCCTGCGAGTACATCTGTAGAGACTGCCTGGAGGCGCTGGCAAAGCTGTGTCCACATGGAGTGGGGATCAATTCCGATGGCAATCGGTGTGTGCCAGGGATGCGTGGTAAGCGCATCGAGTATCGGGTCAAAGTACATACGTGCCAGTACAACAAACTTGAGTTCTGCCGTACAGAATAGCCGCACTTTCCCTTTCGCCACGTCCCCGAATGGAAGCAGTTCGTCTTTAAGACAGTCGATAACGATGCATGGCACGATCGAATGCTCGAGAAGCGCTTGTAGATCAGCGACTTCTTTTTCAAACTGCGGGCGAATGATACCTGGCGTAGCCGAAAAAGGATCTGTGAACGAGAAAATCCACGATACGGAAAGCCGGTTGCCTTGGAAAGATCAATTGAAGGAACCCCATCACCACCAAGAATCGCCTGTTTAAGGGAGAGAGTGTGCGTGGGTGCCTTATAGTCCGGAGGGAGGAGCTGTTCCCATGGCATGCCTTTCAGCAAGTTAGGATCGAAACCAGGTGTGACGTTTGAAACGCCTTTGATCTCGCCATACTTACCTATCGGCATACCAGGAGGGTAGTGGCCTTTCTCAGGAGTGAGTCGGGCTGGTGCTCGTTCTGGAACATGTGGAAGCTCGATGGGGCCAGTGAGGTCTGTAACCGGAAAATTGATGTGTCCGGGGTGGATCTCGGTTCGGACGAG